GAAGTTAGACTTATCTCGGTACTTAACTTCACCTACCAACTCGTGTCCTTGGAGTTCGAGTTTGATGTCGCCGCTATACTCGCCTCCCAAACTGCCTGAGAGGGGCTGCCTTTTGGCTTTGATACCTGCTTCTTTGAGCCAGTTGACGAACCACTTCTCGTGATATGTTCCTTTATTTTTGTTGCGGTTTGCCATTTGTTTTCCTCGTAGCAGTTCTTACAGATGTACCAATGCTTTTCCATTGAGCGTTCTGCATTGGGTTTGAGTATGGCAACGAACCAATAGCTTTTGTTTTCGCATGACAGGCAGAGTACAGCCCTACCTCTTCGTGACTTCGATGTCATATTCTAAAGCATCCAACCAACAGATGAGCATGAAGCCAGACGGAATACGTTTGTGCGCTTCCCATTTATGTATCAGGGAAGAAGTGCAGCCTATCTTATGAGCTAATGACTCTTGGCTTAAACCTTGCTCGAATCGAGCTTCGATCAACAGGTTTATTAGCTTCTCGTAGTCTTTTGGTATGCTCACTGGCTTGTTGTATCGCGTCAAGTTCTTCAATGACATTGATTACTTTCACTGCCGTATCATACCTGAGTTCAGTATCTCCATTAATTGTTCGATAGTACGTTGACGTTGGGATGTCAGCGCGTTTGAAACACTTGAGCAGGGGGACATTTATCTCCCCCGCTCTGTCTTGTAGATATTGCAGATATGATTTCATACTGCACTTATGGAGCGAATGTATCCTTATTGTCAACCTCACCGCTGCCGTCACAGTTCCAGCAAGTATCTTCATACTCTTCTTCGTAACCAATATCGCGATTGAAACTTTGGCGTTTGTATCTGCGATAGGTTACAGTGCCATCGCCCAGACATTCTGGGCAGGCGACAGGCTCAGTACGGTATTTCATCGTCAATCTCCTGTGGTAAATGTTTGCGTTCCCATGCTGCAATAGCTCTGCTTAGAAACTTCTCACGATTGAAGCGTGGGTTTTCTTTCTCAAGATCATCGGCAATCATTTCGATTGTGATAGGTGAGTTGACGAGCGGACCCATACGATCCGCTATCCATTCAAAGTTCTTGCGTGTCATCATTAGCCAGTCCTCCAAACACGAATTTTATCTTCTTTTCTAGAGGTGTTTGACTTCATGATTGTTTTACTTTTGTAAAGAATGCCTACTCTTTTTGCGAGAGCATGAAGTTGTTGACGGCGTGTGCCTGTTATTACAATGCTATCACCTACTTCCATTTGCTCCATAGTAAGTAATAACTTGCCTTTATCAGGGCCTCGCGTACTACCTTCAGGAATTGGTATATTTTTTTCTATCGTATACATGGGTGTTCTCCTTATAATGTTTCCCACTGTCTTGATTTCATTGCGCTGGCAATCTGTAGCTCACGATTGTACTTGGCAATCTCTGGTTTGCGCAGGTCTTTTGTGTGCGTAGCCCAGTAAGTCAGGCAATTGTACAATGCCCACTTGTTAGAGCCGAGAGCGCTGCGCTCGTCGTTCCAAATTCCGAGCAGGTTTTCGAGTTGCTTTTCGTTGGTCTTGGTGACTGACTGCTGGCGTGTGAATGCTTTGCAGACAGTCTTTTTGAAAAAGTTTTCGACTTGTTCCTGTTCGAGTTTAGTGTGCATCCAATCCTGCCAGACATCTTTGCGTGACATGAAGTGACTGAAGCCATTGACTACCTTGGCTGCTGATCCTTCTACGTTGATGGATGCAGTATGCTTGTAACGTGACTTAGCTACTGCATCAGGTGTGGTGCATCCGTTCTTGCACCATAATCTAAAAGCATCTGCGACTTGAGAGAAAGGCCAAGAGGCATCGTAACTATTAAAGAAGTTGACACGGAACTTAACGTAGTCTCCGACTGCTGGCTCAACTGTGAGATCATTAAATAATATTTCTCCTCTAAGTTTGCGTCCGTCTTCAAGTACATCGACAGTGACTTCATAATCGTCTGATAAGTCTGCCGACTTTACTCCGTCAATGATTGAGTTCACGACATCATCGTGCGTTACAATCTTGTAGCGTGAACCGTGTACGCCCAACACCTGATCGGTGTCGGTACGCACAACAGCTTGGTGACCAGCAATGATATTGCCAAGTTGATCATAGACTGGTTGCTGTTCGACTGGAAAGTCGAAGTCATTAATTGAAAAATGTTTCATGATTTTGCTCCGATTAGTTCATGATTTATTTCGTGAAAGGTATTGGCGATTTCTTGCAGCGCATAATGTCGGCTATGATCGTCAATAGATTTTTGATTTAGTTTTAAAAAGTCGCAGATAAGCTCTATGTCATCTGCAACAAACATAACAGAAACGGGTGTCTTTTCGTGGTCAATGTAGTTGAGTTTCATTTGTGTTCTCCTTTGGTTATGTCCTGCATTATTGCAGTGACAATAGTTATTGTCAGTAGTGACGTTACGTCATTTTGATTTTTTGTTTTCGTTTTGATGTGAGTGCATGCAGCAACTGCGCTGCACATACTCACAGTCAAAGCGTGTCCTCCCCTAGATCGGAAGTAATAGGAGAGAAAGCAGGGGCCGTTAGGCCCCTGCGAGGTTGTCATGCAACCTCTGTGTCAACACCGTTGGTGTTTGCAACATGCCCTACGCTCAGGGTGATGCCTCGCTCTGCCAAAGCAGCAGCTAGTTCTGCTTCTTTGTCAGATGCTGCTTGTGGTGTTGTATCTACGGCTGTTACCCATGGCTCATATGGACGATGAGATTCACCACATGCCACCTCCATAAAGTCGGCGAACATGTGGTACATCTCCTCGAACATTGCGAGTTTAGTTTCTAGTCGCTCAACCCATCCGGCTGCTCTATTTACTGATTCAAGGGCTATCTCTGTACCATCGTACTTAGCACTAACCTGTTTTAAGTTATCTTGTGCACGATCTAGCTTGTGCTTCACGCCCTTGATGTATCCTGCTTTGTTGGTGCGTGTATCGTACATAGCTGCCCATAAATGGTTCGCTATGTTCTGCATAAAGAATAGCAGCTCCCACTCGTGGTCGTTGACCTCTTCGTAGGCTCCGCTATCTTTATTCATACGCATGTGCGGGTCGTACATCTCCGCACACAAGCGAGCTATCGCTGCGCTTAGTGCTACGTTGTCCTCCCCAGTGTATGCTGCTTGAAGTGTTGTGTTGATAAGTTTAGCTTGTTGCTTTTTCATTGTGTTCTCCATTGATGGTAAGTTGGTATATATTCTGTCTCTCGACAACTACGCGACCGCCTGCCAAAGCAGGCAGACGCAAGGACGCCCAGCGTAGCCGGGCGCCTTGGCTCAGCCAAGGTTGCCTTGCTTCTGACTGTCTTGGCTGGCAGCGACAGCTTCATACATTATTGTGTAATGTACTACTTGTCGCTCTAGGTCATCTATGAATTGCTCGAGCTTCGCTTCGAGAAATCCATACTCTTCGCTACATGCCTCTTGGCAGAGGTATTGTAGCTCAGTGATACACTTGCGCGTAAATTCACGCTTTCGCGCAATTCTGTGCATAGAAATGTAATCCTGATCCTGTAGGTATGATAAAGATTCTGACATGTTCATCTCCTTATGATTATTTGAACGGCTTCCGTTGATCCTTGCGTGGGTCGAAGTCATGCCCTGACACATTTGGTGATGTTCCATCACGAAATGTTTCAGCCGTAGGCGAGTAAAGCATGAGACCCACTGTGCGAATAACACTAAGGCGTCACGCGAATGCGTGACACATTAGCGTTTGCACATTGGCCGAATGCTTTGCTCGGGCATTGACGCAGATGATATGGGGACAGACCGCCAAAGGCGGTCCAGCGGCGTGTCCCGCCGCGCCCCCATATCTATCCCACGATTTGGATAGGTGTTACGCGATAGCTGACTGCGGGCAAATCACACGCCAGTGTGATTTTAGGACGCGAAAAGCGGGAGCCGCGTCCGTCCGCCACAGACACACAGGCTCGACGCCTGTGAGGCTGTGCCTGTTCGTCATAGAGCCTTGAGTGGCACTAAGCACGCATGTGCTGCTGTGCCATTGACGAATCAGTTGAGGGAACCGCAGCGCGCAGCTGCACGCGAGGATTGCCTCGGACTGATACGGCAATTCGCGTCAGGGATCGAAGCCCGAAGGGCCAAGACCGCAAGGGCTTGGTTCACGAGAGCCCGCTCGGACGCCCAAATCCTGTCAAGCCATTAAATGCACAAGTGACGCAACGTCATTTACAAAGTGACGCAACGTAACGTATTGACACACAGTTAGGAAATAGTGTCGTAATGGGGGGAGAGAGGGAGAGGGGGGCTAGTCAATGGAGTTAGCTAAACAAAACCCTAATCCAAACTTAGAAACTGACGTCACGGTGTAAGCTAAGAGTTAGTAAACAGCAGTTAGCTAAATGCTGCTTGCACCACTAAGAAAGAAGGTTGTGATATGCTTCCAGCAGATAGAAAGCTGACTGATAAACAGATAGCTTTGGTGGATACACTCGTAGCAGAAGGGCTTAGCATAAAGGATGCAGCTAGCAAAGCTGGATATGCTGAAGGCGAGAGTGGAAGAGTAAGCGCACACAGAGCATTGAAAGCCCCACATGTGCAGCAGTACATGATGCAGAGGATGAATGAGACATTTGGACTGAGCGCTACGAGTGCGTTGGCTACAGTTCGTCGGTTATCTTCGAGCGCTAAGTCTGAGTATGTTCAGCTAGAAGCGAGCAAGGATTTATTGGATAGGGCTGGCTATAAACCGATAGATCGTTGCTCGCTTCTAGCTGAA